AGTTAAGGTTATCGTTGATCTTGGTGTTGTCCATTTTATAAACTCTGCCTTGATTTGTACCAATCAGGCAAAAGCCCTGCCCTCTTCCGAACCCTGTTGGCAATTCGTCTGTTTCCCATGCGAACTGCCATTTTGTGATCGGGTGATACGTTACAACTGATTGCCCAAGATACCGGTACGCCCTGACTTTGGTATGGACTACATAAACAGAATTATTGTTTTCCATCTTTAAAAGATACAGCCCCCATTCAGGGTCATAGCCTGCCACGGCATTATCAGAATATGAAGTCCGGATAGTTGCTGCTATCCCGCTTGAATGGTTTTTAACAGCGATTCCGATCGCTTCCTGAACAGAAGCAAGAACCTTAATCCCCTCTTTATCTGTGAAGATGATATTGTTCTCAGCCGATACAACAGACCTGTAATGTGCAGAAACTTCCTTTAAAATCGGATAGATAGCCCATGATGACGGTGTTGTCCCTGTCTGTTTGCCTAAAAAAGGCTGGCGGTCAGTTCCAAAAACCCATAGCTCATTATTCCATACTGAAATTGCGTTAATCGGATAATTCGTTCCAGAACTATCGACAACTGGAGTATAACCTCCGCCGTTCGGTGATGACCAATCTAAATGATTGCCAGTATTACAGTACCACCTATAGGACGGATTACTTCCATCAGCCCCTTCTATACAATGCAGTCTATCCTGAAACACAAGCCCGAATACAGCTTTTGGTGGTTTGCCCGGTTTTACTCCGGTGATAACATTACTTGCGTCCGCACCTTTCACCACTACATAATTAGAGGCATCACCACCGGAATATTCCAAAGATAATTTGTAATCCACAGCGGGAGATAATTCTGTAGTTACATCAGATGCGGCAAAGATAGCTTCATATTCAAGTCCGTCTGTGTCGGTTACAAAATCATCAACCGCTGTTGATATCTCTTTTGATGCCATGACAGCACTATCACTTACCCTTATGATCTTTGCCGTAACCGTGCCTGTCGGCGCACCTACTTTATACATTGTAGCGTACACATGCGTTACAGGGATCGTATAACCGGCTGTCCATGTCTGAGAAGTAAAGGCTTGTTCAACTACAGTCGTAGTGCCATCGCCAAGGTGTTTGTCGTATGTTGCGTCAGGCGTAAGATTCCGGTTGTTGTATTGGTATGGGGTTGTCGAACCAAGGCCGTTGTCATATAACATAAATACTTTCGTGCCGTCCCATGCCTTAATATAACTGCCATCAAAAAGAATGAGGAAGCCCATAAAACCACAGAAATGAGCTTCCCCTTCCAGAGTAGCAATGGCGGTTGCCGTACCGGAATCGTTATAATACACCTTGTTGTCAGTATCTGACATTATGGTATACCATGTTCCCTGAACATTGATATCCTCACACTGCACAATCTCACCTGTGCAACCTGAGCATACCAAAGTTGAACCGTCCCGTGTACGCAGAACTCCATTACTTACAAGAACAAAATTGACACATTCTGATAACTCATCTTTCCTGAGTTGTTCAGCTTTCTTGTCAGTAACTAAACCACCCGGCCAAACACCATATGTAATAATGCCTTGTTTCGGCCTTGGCCTTGCTGCTATTGCAGATGAAAGGTTCTCAAACATTATGTTATTTAATCCCCCTGTATCACAGGAGTAAACGCCACCTGCTTCTGTTCACGTTGATATAACAAAGATAGACATCTATCCCGGAACAACTCCATTAAAACAGAATCGACCGCTGTCCCGTAATTCTCACGGTTTTTTGCAAGGATTATTGCCCCTTCCTGAAATTGTAGATTAAAAAGATTACGCAGAGGCATAGTCTCAGTCGTAGCTGTAAAATACGTGCTTTCAGGGTAATACTTTACATTCACGGTATAAACATCATCAGGGAATGGTAAAAGCCCTATATTATCGCCTTCTATATAAAACTTTGTGGGCTTGTCGTTATTTGCATTACCTGATTCCGTGTTCAATAAATACGGATACCGGTCTTCTTCTGTGCATTGTTCAAGAGGTTCTTCCCCTGTTATCCATATCTTGTGAGGCGTCAGGAAATCCCCCATATCGTTTGCAGCAAAGGAATATGTCTCTGTGGCTGCGACCGTTGTGATAACCCCTGAACCTGTGCGTGCAAGCTCAGACTTGGCCTCAATTAATGTCTGCCAAATAAATTCCAGCCATTTGTTGAGATATCCAAGCATTTCAATCTCAGTATATTGAACCTTAGCGATATTACGTAACTCAAAATTAACCTGAGTCATCCAATCGGCTATGGTTACCGTCCTTGCTGCTCCCATGTTTACCTCGCATCATCAATACATTTTTTACAAAGGTACAACCCGTTTGTCTTAGCAGGCTTCACTTTAAGCGGGAAACCGCATCTATCACATACAAAATCATGCGATATTTCAGCATCTAAATCTGCAAGCTGCTCCCCTGTGAAAAAATCCACACCAAGTTCACGCTCACCTGCATATACACCATCTGTAATAAGCGTATTCTTGCGTACTTCTCGTCCCATAATAATTACACCGTGCCTCTATGTGTGTTGAAAGTGCCGCCACACTTTCATTATATCCAAAAGCAGACCGAAACGATATTAATTAAACACCCGGAACCATATACATAGTTCTTGGATCATTAACCTCATTTGACCATCTGCCGTAAATAGTGAAAACCGTGTCGCCGGTATCAGGATCACCATGCCTTGTAACACGAGGTTTCTCTCTGTCAAACCAGATGAAACCGATATCGGGGTCTTTCTGTCCCATGACTCCCCAACGAGTATCGGTGATCTCAGGGTCAATAATAAGATTTAAAGACCTTCTTGATGCGAGTGTGTTCTTGCCGTTATAGTTATTCTCGGCAACTTTGTTTGACTCAAGGATTTGACTCATGGTGAACTCGTTTGCAGGTCCGCACCAAATAGCTTTTGCCTTTTGGTCATACCGTTTCCCTCTATGGTCAACGATATTCTCAAAATTTTTAACAGCAGCCTCTACTGCCGCTGTGGTAGGCGCAGCAGCCGCAGATGCAAGATTGCTCCAAGTGCCGCCATCAAGCCGTTTATGGTCAGTGGCAAAGATAGCCTTACCATCACCGGCAGTGTTATAGGTAGTAGAAGTACCGTTCATAATGGGCTTCATAGCCTCAAGATGTCTGGTAGCTGCGGCGGATACAACAAGGTCTTTCATGGCGTTTTTCATCACACCGTAAAGGCAATCTTCAATCGCTTCATGTGTGATAACAACTTTCAACGCCCATGCCTCATGGATCCAACGTTTTATAGGCCCTTGAATCCTTGCATCTGCAACAGGTTTTGTCCCTTCCTTTTTCTTCTGTAAAAACCCGAACCCTGACACATACCCGGACTCTTCGTAAGCATGTGTGGATTTACGTACTGTCCAGAAGTCTTTCCATGTTTCAGGATACCTCTTAAACTCCTCACGTGCCAGAGCGAAAAGACCCGGAACCATGGCTTGGTTAAACCGTGATCTGTTTTCTGTAGCCATTTTTTTACCTCCTGAATATTATTCTTTTTTTACGCTGTAGGTCTGTACACATGGTTATTAACCGCAAAAATCCAGTCAGCATGTGCACCTACGGCATTGTTTGGGTCATCAACAAGGTCTACCAGCCTGAATTGATCCGTAGTCGCCTGCCCTGTCCCGGAGAAAGTACTCCCATCCGCTTCCATTCCACTTATATTTGTGGTGGTATTACCTGCTGTTGTAGTAATCAACTTACCTGTTTTACCAATATCGGTAAGGGCGATAGCTGTTCCATCACCATCATCCTGCGCAATAAATAACTGTTCAGGGTGATCAGCAACAAGCGCAAAATAAGTGTTGGGTGAATTTGCAGGATAATATCCGTCAACGTCAGCCCCGTGATCGCTGACAAAACCTACAATCGAACCGAGAACAGAACCTGAGTTCGTACCTTTTACCACATACCCCCCAGATAAATGCACCACGTCATTAATGAATAGATCAGTCGCATAGCCTGCCTCTATTCTGTACTTGTTTACCCTTAAAGGCTGTCCAACTGGTCTGAACCCCATAGGGTTGTCAATATTTGCCATTTTTTACCTCCTTGGACTTTTAAAAAAAGTTTATTTAAAAATCGACATCATTGTCGTTTTCTAACATGCTTTGCTGAATTGCCCCGGCTTCTTTCGCAAAGTCGGTTTCTTCGACATGGATACCATCAGCGTATTCTGATGTCTTTTGTGCTGCACGTGTCGCTTTCCTGTTATACGCTGCTGCTGTTTTCTCATCTCTCATTCTTATTATGCTTTCACGGCAAAAGCATAAAATATTCTGCCCTTTATAAGTGATAGCGCCGTCCAGCCCGAAAAAAGATTCCGGCACATGAGGGTGATTCAATCTCGTAACAATTACCCATACTCCGCCGTATTGATGCAGGGCATTCTCGATTGAATCTATTGCAGCCCAACAATAAACGTACCCTTTCTTTTTAACCGCCTTCGGGACTTCAAGCTCAGGCCGGGTCTGTTCAAACAAAATCGTAACATCAGGCAAATCAGGCGGTTCTGCCTCAGCAGTCCTGACAAAATTATTCACACGCTGCTGTGCAGGTGTTAAAACCGGTCTATCCAGCTTTGTTGTATTAGGGATAGACGCTGTTGCTTTTTCTTCCACAGGTACGGTCTCCTCTTTGTCCTTTTTTACATTAGAAGCTTTGCCCATTTTCTATTCACCCCCTTCTATGCCCATGGCTTTTAATGTTTCAAGATACGATTCCTTGGATACACCCATCAGCCGTCTTGCTGATTCCTGCTGTGGTGTTAAAGAAATCTTCTGCTGTCCACCGCCTTTCCCTCGTCCGTGCATTGTGCCTTGAACCACACGGCTTTGGCGTTCATTATCGGGAACGCCCCTTGTATTATTATCGTTTGTATTACCAACAGTATTGGCATTACCGGCAGGTTGGCTGCTCTGCCGCAACGTTGCAGCAACAGGATCGTTTTCAAGATCATACATAGCCTTAATAGTCCCAAGAGGATCACCCTTGTACTTCTCAAAGTGCTGCGCATACCTCATACGCAACGGTGTAGGCTCATTAGTGTTTAACTCAGGCATAGCTTTAACGACTGTCGCCCATCCAATTTCATGGGCTTGTGCCAGCTCCGTCTGCTTTGCCGCTTGCTCTCTGGCGAACCGATCCGCCTCTTTTGCAGCTTCACGCTCTTTTATTTTTTCACGATATTCAACAATGGCTTCTGTGCATTTTTTAGGGTCAAGCTCCCATTCCTCAACTGAAAACTGAGGTTCTTCCAAAGGCTCTTCAATTAATTTTGCAGGTTTATCTTTATCTGAGATGGCAACCTGCTGCAACGTTGCAAGCTGTTCGGATTGCTTTGCTATGGTAGCAACCAGCTTATCAATCATTGCTTGCTGTTCGGAACTTACCGCCGGTTCAGCATTGGTGTCAACAGATTGGCTGTTGGTATCGTCAATATCGTCTTTTTTATCGTCAATTTCGCCTTCCCCTGTTCCCTCCTGATCGGCTTCCGATTTACTGTCTGTATCTATATCGGCATTTTCTGTATCTGCGTCTTTGGTCTCTTTGCCGTCAGGGGTAGTGTCTTTATCTTTGTCCGGTTCGCTGTCGCTTATATCCGGTGCGTCAAGATCATTGAACCCACCGAGGATATCCTCTTCGTCATCTAACGTAAATATTTTGGAATAGTCCGCCATTTTTTTACTCCTCTGTTTTTGTTGTTTCTGTTGACCCTTCAACCGTTGCATTACCAAGGATAGGCAACGTCGCTTTCACGGCAGAAGTCTTGTAATAATCATAAAATCGCTTCATAAACTCTTCTTGTTTTGACTCAGGAAGCAATTCAACGATATTCCCGATAAGCTCTCTTATTGTTTCAAGCCCGACTTTCGCACGTGCAAAACTTTCGATATCGGACGCACAAGCCAATTCAACCGAAGTCTGCTCATATTTATTGAGCATAACTCCCATAATCTTTTTAACACCTATGTACCTATCCATCAATTACCTCCTGTACTTCCCGCCGTTTTTACTCTGGTTATTATTGTTGCGGTAACCCGCCAATCCCTTCAATTACTTTTTGGGTTACCTGCCTCTTGTAATTTTCATTGGCCTGATCAACCAGCTTCTCATTTTCATATGACTGTTCGACCTGCCGTTCAATCTTCTGACGCATAATGTTATGCTCCGCCTGCGTTTTTATTTTCTCTTGATCCTGCTGTTGCGCTACTTCCTGCAAATGCTGTTCTAAAAGTTTTGCAGTGCCTTCTGGATCAATCTGTAAGGCTTGTGTAACAATAGTGTAATTGGAAGCAATATGATCTTCTACTGTCTTACGCCCAAACGCTTTCAATAAATCGGCGGTGATTTTCTCCTGATTAATCACTGGTGAACCTTTTAATAGCTGATATAATGTCAGGTTTTCATTCCGGTTTGTCATTGTATTAGATGACGCATTAGAAACTTCAACTCTAATATCATACTCACCCTGTAACGCTGCTACATCAACCCCTTTAAATGTCCAGCCGTCCTTACCGGATATCCTGATCTGTGCATCAAGCGGCATATATTGTGCGTATAAACTAAGAATATCTTTTAAGATATTAGCAAAGGTGTCTTGTAAGTGTTCACCTGTATAGTTATGCTTAATATTCCCCTCTTGTAAAATCATCTGCATACCTGATGCAGTATCCCCGCCCTGTCCGGTTGTAAATGATCTCGTTCCTGCTGAATAATCCATTAAAGACAGAGTCCTCTCAAAGAAAGTCAATAACAGATTAATAAACTCAATAAACACAGGTGATTTTACCCCTGAATTTGGGAAAAACACACGGCTGTCTTTTGGTAAGCCTACACCTGCACCGGGGAAAAGCTTCCTCTGGATAGACTCCATACCGGCTGCGGATTTATTATAAAAGAAATATGGCATGACTTCCATGGTGGCATTGTCAATCATCTGGTTAAATAAATCGTTCTGCCCCTTGGAAAGCTGCTCTATCTTTCTTGGTATCCCCATACCCATAGATTCGTTTGACTCTGGATAAATCGTAAACCTGCGGATCGGTTTATGCCCATGCCAATATATGTCAATCAGTTTCTGACGGCGCACTTCCCGCCAACCTGCGGTAGGACTGAATGTGGCTATAACCCATTCTCCTTTCCATTTAACATAACATTCAATGAGCTTACATTCCTGCGTGTATAAAGAATAACTGATATCTTTTTCCTGCTCATCATCTGTTGTGTCTCTTGCCCCGGCTTCGACAAGATCATTCCCGATGTTCTTATAAACACCTGCGTCTTGCAGGTCTTTTAACTCTCGTAATGTCGGATAAATATACCGTAAATAAGGCTGCTCATCCCACATGTAATTATGGTCAGGGTAAAAACAATCTTCTAATTTAAGCCCTTCCATGACACATTTAAAAACCCTTTGTGTCTGCCCTTTGATAACCTCTTTACTCCCAGCAGGCCGAATACCAGCAGCCATTAATTGTTGCAAGACTACCTGCGGATTTTGTCCTTGAAATGTTTCCTTTGGGATCACCATCTCACGGCCAAGAGGATCAATAAAAACAGGTACGTATTCTCGTTTTTTTGTATATTCCTCTTTCTCTTCCCAGAAACAAATCACGTCTTTTGTCCCGTCCATAAGCAAATCATGGACTATAGGTTTTAAGGACTTACGTATCTGCATATTGTTTAATGTAGCCCACAATAAGAACTCTTTACACTTAGGTGCTTTATTGATGTCTTCAGAATTAGTAGGGGTAACCTGTATAAAATCTTCTTCACCGATCAACCGGTTAAAAACCCTCGGTTCAAGGTTATCAATAGCAATAGCCTCTAACCCAAGGCTCTTATTAGAACAGTTTTTCCAAGGGAATATTTTTGGCGGTCTATGGTTTCTATACCGCTTTCTCCCCTCGTTAATTTCATCGAGCTTTTTTCTGCGGTATGTACTCGTTGAATATTCTGTCCATAAATCTCTGCAATACATGCCTAAATTGGTTGTCGTAACACCATCATATTGGCCATATTCTTTGTCTTCCATTAATTCAATAGTGGTGCTTTTTGACGTTACTTTATTCACATTATCCACCGTACCCTTCAATATTGTATGAGCCTGATGCCTCTTTATCAGGCTTTGGTTTCTTATATGGAGAAAGCATGTAGCTCATCATAATATGGTTTAAAGCATTAACAGCAGGGAATGCTCTTTGCGGTTTGATTTTGAAGTCAGGCACTTGCAATGTCTGCAACTGCATCCGCATCTGTGATTTTTTAGGCAAATCCAACAAACCACGCCGACCGTATTCATCAACCGGTGCACGTGCTGCCTCAAAGCCTGCATCAACAACGCTATACCCGTCAAATTCACTTGCATCAAAAAGGTTAATCCTCTTAATATTATATCGTGCAAGGAACATAGAGAAATCGGCTTCTTTGCTTTCATTCTCTTGATTACATAAAGCATATAGCATATTGCATGAATATAATCTCATGCCAGACACAACTTTCATAAAGAACTTATCTTGCGATTCTTCCGAATATTCAAGCAATAATTTTAATTTATATTTCCCTGTTACGGCCTCTTGATCTGGTATCCCGAACAAACAAAAATAACCTTTGTTATACACAGACGGGAATGTTATTGCAGCTCTCCGATCAAGATACATCTTTATAATAGGCGCTTTTCCTTTATACTGATAAGACACACAATGAACCTGCCCATCATCATAATGTTTTATAATAGGCCGTTCTTGCTTTGTATTCTCATCTGTAACTGTTACGCCCATGAATATACTCTTTCACCAAACTCGGATTCATACGAATACCGTAAGGCACTCCAAAAATGGTCGTTCTTTTTAACCGGCTCTTCTGATATGTCCCCGTTTTTGTCGATCTTCCATTGGTAAGTATTGGCCTCATTGATCATGCCCTGACATGATGGGTCAATGATAATAGTTTTGCTTTGTAACCATTTAATGCCATACATTTTTGAACCCTTACCTTTAATAGCCGGGATAATATTTAAACCCATATCGTTTAAGGCTTCACGGGTTTTAGGGTCGTTACTATCAGCGGTGATAATTTCTGACCCGCATATAGGTTTTAAAGCATTAAAAATATCTTTGTCCTGTGCTTGCTTCTTCTGCCATTCCTGAAAAATATAAATAGTCTCATTATCCCTATCATAATGGCTTCTGATAAAAGCGGTTGGTGCTGTAAAACCAAAATCCAAACCATTCTTAATGTTGGTAAACTTCTTTACCAATAAATGAATATCGACAACTTTCCAATTGGTAAACACAGGATGTCCAAGGATACCCCAGTTCCCGTAGGTGTAAACTTCCCTGAAATATAAATCAGGTTCATGCTCAAGTGCATAAACATCATCATCTTCAAGAAACCTTAGATTGTCTTTATATGTGGTCTTTAAAATAGAGATATGCTCGTCGTGATATTCACGTTGGGAATCTTCCCATCCGATTGGCTCAAAATATTCTTTGAATATCCAATGGGTCTTGTAGATAGGGTTGAAACTGAATATCATCCGCTTTGGTACAGCAGACTTGCCTCGCAACCTCTTAAACAACTGCATGATAGGAAAGCGATCAATCTCGGTTACTTCCTCAGCCCAAACATCTGTGATAACTCCCTTGATAGGTGTTATGGATTTAACCTTTTCCTCATCGTCCATGCCCTTAAAAAGCGCCTGCATTTGATTTAACTTGCAGGTGATGATCATCTCTTGTTTGTCGATATGAAAAAACCGGCTTACATTGTATCTGATGATCGTTTTGCAAACTTCATTAAATACACTGGACTTTAATGTAGCTGCTATCTTCCGAACTATTAGATAATTCCTGTGCCCTTGTAATAAATCCTCGACACATCTCTGAGATAAAAAAACAGACTTACCTGAACTTGAACCACCAAAAAAAATTTGCAACCTTGTAGTGTTATTAAGATATGGGATATATACATCATTATACATATCGTTAGATATCTTAATCCTAATCGGGTGTGTCTGTTTCTTAGGCATAAATAAAATCTATCCTCTGTAATATCAAAACGGAGCAACCGGTTTCTTTGTAA